GATATAGAAAATTATATACGAAAGGACGATGAATTTTAAATGTGGATTATCATTTCAATTATATTAGCTATTGCACTCTTAATATCATTATGTGTTCAAACTGGATTGAGAATTAAACTAAGCGAGCATAAACAACTTAATGAATTATTGAATAAGCAGATTAAATATTTTAAAGATAATAGAAAATAAGTATCGGAGGTTTCTTATGAGTCTAGGTAAAGAAGACATACCAAAGTTAGAACAGTTCTTTCGTAATTATGAAGATATGAAAGGACAGTTATTATATAGACGGTACGAACTATTATATCAGCCTCAAGATACAAATACTGGTGGAGGCAAAAGTAACTTGCCATCAAGTCCAGTAGAGAATGAAGTTACTAAGTTACACAGTGACTTGAAGTATAATAACTTACAAGCAATTATACAAGCTATTGAAGATGTATATAATAATGCTACACAGGAACAAAAGCTTATAGTTGATTATAGATATTGGGAAAAAGACTTAACAGTATATGAATGGCCAGACATTGCACATGAGTTAACAAAGGCAAGAAAAGATAACAAAACAATCAGTAGAGATGCTACACTTCGTATGCGTAATCAACTGATGAGAGAGACAGCTAAAAGAATTGGTTGGGTAAGCTTTGACTAAGCGCACTTCCGACATACTAGAAGTGCGGGTTGTCAATAGGGTATTATAGTAGCATAAGGAAAACTGGATAGCACCTTTAGAAGTGGAGTTGTTATTCAGTAGGTATGTGATCCAACACTATATTCTTGAGGCACGTTACTTTTGTAGCGTGTCTTTTTGTATGCACCTATCTTAACTACCCACAGAATAAGGACGCACATATTAAAGGACACTACTTATTTAAGGTGGGGTTTGAAGGTGTTACTATTTAAGGTCACATACTTTTAGGTCATCACTTTAGTGTGTGACATACATGACAATAAACATTCATTTATATATCAAAAGGTTTCATTAGTTTAAGAGATTAATAGAAACATTAAATAATAAATAAAAATTAAAGTTTGTTTGTTGTTTAACAATTGAATGTTAAAAGAAATGTTTTCTTAATCATAATCTTTGTGAGATTAATTTCTATTTGATTGATAAAACAATTTCTAAAGTTAAAGACAAAATGATTTGAGATTATAATTTCTTATTTCATTTTGTCTTTTCTTTTATTCTTAAATTGATTTGAGTTTCTTTGTTAAGAAATGAAAGAACAAAAGTTAATTGAAAGAAGTTGAAATGAATTTGAGTAATTTCAAAGTTCCAAAAGTTAGATTAGGAAACAGAACTTATAGTCAAAGCGAGCTACAAGACTATAGGAAAGCCAATACACAAAGGTATAACCAAGAGGTTAGGCATAATAGGCACAATAGGGAGTATACAGCGTTCTACAACAGTACACAGTGGCGTAAGTTGCGTAAACAAGTATTATTACGTGATAACTACTTGTGTCAACATTGTTTAAGTAAAGGAATAGTGAATGACAAAGATTTGATTGTTCACCATAAGATTGAATTGAAACGGGACTGGTCGAAAAGACTGGATATGGATAATTTAGAGGCAGTGTGTATCGGGTGTCATAATAAAATTCACGGTGTATAATTTTTTTTATAGTTTTATTTTCTTAAATTATTTTTTGCGGGGCTTCGATAATCCCCATACTTTATTTATTTAAAGATTAAACGAGCCGGCCTCATTTCCGACCAAATTCCCAAAACTTAATGTTGTAATTTTACAAAAGGAGGTGGTCAGATGGCTAGACCACGTAAATTGAACCTACAAAAGCAAGGACACCGCACTAAAGAAGAATTGCAAGAAGCAGAAAACGTTGAAAATGGGCTTTATGAGTTCGATCAGATTAATGCAGAAAATTTACCAGAAGATTTAACCGAAGGTGCTAGTAAAGAATGGGTGCGTGTTGTTCCTCTTTTACAACAATTACCAATTGCAGAACTCGACTATGGTTTGATAAAAAAATATTGTCAATTAGTTGATATTAGCGATGAAGCATATCAAGAAATGCAACAAGTAGGCACATATCAATCTGATAACCATCGTAAAACAGGACCATATGTCACATTCATGGATACTACAAGAGAGATTATAAGCATATGCGGTAAGTTAGGTATGACAATTGATAGTCGTATGCGCTTAGTTGTACCGGTTGAAAAAGACAAAGCAAAATCTGTTTATGATGAATTTGGTGTTGATGAAGATGACTAACGTTAAGATACCTAAAGCATATGAAGAACTTCTGAATATACCTAATAATCTAAGAGATGATGCATACAAATATTGTGTTATGGTTCTATCTGGTGCATACATTACATGTAAGGATACTAGACTTGCCTGTATTCGTCATTTAAAAGACATACACAAGTCAATAGATAATCCTGAATGGAATTATATCTATAAACCTAAACGTGCTAAAAAGGTTATTAAATTCATGGAGACACTACCTGATACAAAAGGTAAAATTCATAAACTAACTTTGTTTCAAAAATTCATAGTTGCCAGTGTTAGAGGTTGGTTTACTAAAGATAAAGATATGTTGAGATTCAAGAAAGCATTTATCTCAATGGCAAGAAAAGGAGGCAAGTCACTTTTGGTAAGTGGTCTTGTCCTTTATTCATTTTTATTCGATAAAGAACCTGCAGAAGGTAGACAAATATTTTGCGCTGCTAATGACAAAAAGCAAGCAAGCGTTGTATTCAACATGGTTACTAAACAACTCATGCATTTAGTGTCAAAGGTACCAGAATTAAAGAAAGACGTTAAAAAAGTACGTGAGTTGCTTAATAACTTGCGTGATGACTCTTTTGTTATGCCACTTTCACGAGATACAAGTGCAGTTGATGGTTTTGAACCGTTCCTAGCAGTTATTGATGAATACCATGCAGCGAAAACAGATGAAATGGTAGAGTTAATTCAATCTGGTCAAGGTAATTTATATCAATCACTTATTTTTATTATCAGTACCACAGGTTTTAACTTGAATTCGCCAATGTATACAAATGAATGGCCTTATGCTAAAGATATATTAGCTGAAGTTTATGACGATCCTGAATACTTTGCAATCATCTACGAACAAGATTCCGAAGATGAATGGCAAGATAAAACAACATGGGCTAAGTCCAATCCATTAATAAATGAGTCAGATGACTTAAAAGAGCAAATTGAAGAGTATTTAGAAAAGCGTGTAGCAGAAGCTAATAAAAAAGGATCTATGTTTAAAGTGCTTGTTAAAAACTTCAATTATTGGTTACAAGCAAGTACAGAATCTTACTTGGATTTCAATGATTGGAAAAAGAATGAAACAGATTTTGATATACATGGCTCTAAAACATATATTGGTTTAGACTTGTCGCGTGCTGATGATTTAACCGCAGTATCATTTGTTCATCTTAATGAAGATAATCAAGAGTATTATGTAACCAGTCATTCGTTTGTGGCTACTAAAGGTGGACTGGATGGAAAAATTGATAGGGACTTTATCGATTATAGACAAATTGCAGAAAACGGTTATTGTACGATTACCGATTTACAAAGTGGAATTATCAATACAGACCAAGTTTTGAATTACATTGAAGATTACATCAATCAATACAACCTAGATGTACAAGCTATATGTTATGACCCATATTCAATACATGGCGTTATTGCTGAAATTGAACGACGCGATTGGCCATATGATTTATTTGAAATCAGACAAGGGCCACAAACGTTATCCAATCCAATATTGGATTTCAGATTAAAAGTGATTAATGGCGATATTAAACATCATAAAAATCCGTTACTAGATATTGCAATCAAAAATGCAGTGGCTAAAGATACTAACGATTCATTAATGATTGAAAAGAAAATGAACAGAGAAAAGATTGATCCATTAATGAGTTCAATATTCGCTTACGTGATAGCGAGCGAACATGAATGGAACACAGAAACTTTAATGCCGCTATTTTTATAAGGGAGGTGTGATGATGAAAAAGTTCTTGTACGCACTTGTAGTAGTACTATTGTTTATTGTGGGGTTAATAGGGCTATTCTATGGCTTATTTATACTTTGGAAGCCATTAGCTTATATTGTTGGTGGATTGCTACTCATAGGCCTCTCAGGTGTTTTAAATCAAGCGTATGACAATACCTCGATAAGTCAGAAAGGGGGTGACGATTAAAGATGCCACTACTTGATTTAGGATTTACAAGTAAGCAAGAAAAAATGAATAGAGATTTAGAAAGATTATTATATTGGCAAGAGCATGGTACGCACGCGAACTATGTTGGTATAAATGCATTGCGTAATAGTGATGTATTTACTGCTACACGTATTATTTCCGCAGACATTGCAAGTACCAAGTTAAAAGTTAAAGGTCACGAAACGAATACAGTGATGAATCAAATATTAGATTTATTCAATAACAATCCATATTCGGACTTACCAGGATGGCATTTTAAATTTATAATTATCGCGAATATGTTACTTAACGGACAATCTTTTGTTGAAATTGTACGCGATAAGAATGATTTCCCTATCGGTTTCCATTTCTTACATAACGATTTAGTAGGAATAGAGGAAAAAGACGGGGATATTATTTACAATGTTAGCGAAGATGTGGAAGGTAATGCTGTTAAGATAACAAGCGATGATATATTGCACTTTAGATATATCACATTAGATGGATATGTAGGGTACAGTCCGTTGTATGCACTAGCACATGAGATTGGTATTTCTCAAGGTTCTAAGAGCTTCCTGCGTAACTTCTTCGACAATGGCGGTACATCAACATCAGTGTTGAAGTATAAAAAAGGGCAAATCAATGCTGAACAATTAAGAGATTTGAAAAAGAATTTCTCAGAAAGCCAATTAAAAAACAATGGTGGCTTAGTTGCTATCGACGACACAATGGAATTCAGCAGGTTGCAAATTCCTACCGAAGTATTGAACTTCTTAAACAGTTATAAGTTTAGTACGTCTCAAGTTGCTAAAGCGTTTGGTTTACCAGTATCGAAGTTAGGTATTGAAACAGTCAATACATCTATCACACAAGCAAACTTAGAGTATTTGCAAAGTACACTAGATCCAATATTTAAAATGATGATTGCAGAACTTGAAACAAAAATATTTAAGTTTATTGATTCGGGTTACGAATTAGAGTTTGACTCATCACGTCTTATTGATATTGATCCAGAATTACAATTACAACGTATCACTGAATTGCATAGTAAAGGAATTATCTCAACAGACGAAGCAAGAAGTGTATTTGGTTATCAACCTATTGAACATGGTGAACAACCATTGGTTGACCTTAATAGAGCGCCACTTAACACTTTAGAAAATTATCAAAAATCGAAAATTGACAAAGAAGTCGAAAATAACTCCATTAAAGGGGGTGATGAGTATGACGAATAGTAACGTTGACACTGGACAGCAAGATATGGTTATTGAGGGGTACGCAATTATCTTTAATTCATTGAGTGATGATTTGGGTGGATTTAGAGAAATTGTAGCACCAAACGCCTTAGATGGTGTAAATGTAAGTGATGTCAAATGTTTAATCAATCATGATTTCAGTTACATTATAGGGCGCACACAGGCGGGAACGCTTGAGTTGAATGTAGATGAAAAAGGTTTGTACTTTAAGTGTCGCTTGCCTAACACATCTTACGCCAGAGATATTTATGAGAATATTAAAGCAGGCAACGTTAATCAGTGCAGTTTCTTTTACACATTGCCGCCTAATGACTC